TATAATGATAAAGAAATTCTTACAACAAGACCCAAACAACTGGAAATGGCTAATTAGCTTTTATGTTATAGCTCTAGTATTAACTATACTTTTAACAATACGTTTCTAAACTTTATTAGTTTATTGTTTGTATGCAGTCAGAAATGGCTGCTTTTTTTTTATGTATATGTCAAAAATAGCTTAGAAATTTCGATATATATATATGAAACTAGAAATCAATGTACCTAACGATTTAAAAGAAATCAAACTTCACCAATATCAAAAGTTCTTAAAACTCCAAGAAAAGAGCGTAGATGAGAAGTTCTTAGCTTCTAAGATGATAGAGATATTCTGTGGTTTAAAGCTCACAGATGCTCTTAAAATGAAAGTATCAGACGTCTATGCTATTACTGGAATACTAGGTGATATGTTTAATCAGAAACCTAAGCTAGTAAGAAAGTTTAAAATAGGTGATGTAGAATATGGATTCATACCTGACTTAGACCAAATGAGTTTAGGAGAATACATTGACTTAGATACGTACTTAGGAGATTGGGAAAATATACATAGAGCTATGAATGTTATGTATAGACCTATAAAACACAAATACGGAGAAAAGTACAATATAGAAGAATACGACATAGAGCATCCAGAGAAGATGCAAAATATGCCAATGGATGCAGTATTAAGTTCTGTGCTTTTTTTTTATCATTTAGGAATCGACTTATCGACAGCTATGATGAATTATTTGGAGGACAAACAGGAAACGAATTTAGTGCAATATCTCAATTCGGAAACAAGTGGGGATGGTATCAATCAATTTACGGTCTCGCTCAAGGGGATATTAGAAGATTTAAAGATATCACTCAATTAAAGATGCACGAATGTTTATTAATGCTATCATTTATGAAAGACAAATCAGAAGCAGAAGCAAAGCAATTTAAAAGTAAAATAAAATGAGCCAACAAGGAATAAGAGGATTTTATCAATTAACAGAAACAATAAAAACACAGCTATTATCAGACGATAATGTAAATAGTGTTACTACAGGAGATATAACAGAAATTGATTTATCTAAACAAACTATATTTCCTTTATCTCATATTATAGTAAATAGTGTTAATACACAGGAACAAGTATTGGCTTTTAATATAACAGTAATGTCAATGGACATTGTAGATGTAGATAAAGCAGCAGAGGTAGATTTATTTAGAGGTAACAATAACGAACACGATATATTAAACACTCAATTAGCAGTACTTAATAAACTTGTTATGATATTAAGAAAAGGTAGCTTATATACTACTAAATACCAATTAGAAGGCAATCCAACTTGTGAACCTTTCTTTGATAGATTTGAGAATCAGTTAGCAGGATGGGCGTGTACTATGGATATATTAATTGAAAATGATATTACTATATGCAGTTAAAAGAAACTAAGGACATATTAAACAAATTTGCAAAGTATGTGATACAACAATCACGTAGCAACCTTACTAAGGGCAAAAAGAACAGCTCTAAGGCACTTTATAATAGTTTAGATTATGAGTATAGGGCAACTACAAATGGATTCGGCATACAGTTTCTAATGGATGAATATGGTGTTTACCAAGACAAAGGGGTAAGTGGAAAGAAAAAGAAATACAATACTCCTTTTAGTTATAAAGATAAAATGCCTCCTAGTTCTGCATTTGATAAATGGTCAGTAAGAAAAAACATAGCTCCAAGAGATAAAAGTGGAAAGTTCATACCAAGAAAGTCAATAAACTTCTTAATAGCAAGGTCAATATTTAACAAAGGAATTAAACCTAGTTTATTCTTTACCAAACCATTTGAGAAAGCATACAAAGATTTACCAACAGATTTAGTTAAAGGATTTATAAACGATATAGAAATAACAATAGAATGAGTACAATAATAAACGCAAGAAGTCCCTATTATATAAAAGTAGCTCCTGCAACTGGAACACTTACTTCAGCTTCAATGAGCTTATATATATATTCAGGAACTTTTACAACAGACAAACCTGGTTCACCACAGTACACTATAAGTAAAGATATTATAGGAACTAATAACTATGTAATATATGAAATAACAGAGCTTATTAGAGATTATCTAAACACAGAGTATGCTAGTTTTGCTACAGACGGAGTGTGGGTAGAAGCAGATATAACATTAACTAAAACATCAGGAAGTGAAACACAGAATTTGGATTATCTATCTTTTGATGGTTATGGCTATTTTGAAGATGGTGTAAATCCTAGAACTTTAACAGACCCAGTAAACACCTTAATAGATTCAACAACTACAGGTACGACCACAGCTTATAAACTAATAGATAGTGTACAGACATTCTTAACAAGCGTACAAATAGGAGATACAGTTTTTAATGATACAGATACAACACAAACAACAATAACAGCTATAGATAGTGATACGCAGCTTTCAATTAAAAATGATATAATGACTACAGGAGAGGATTACAGAATAGTAGGTACTCCAAATTATACTCCTCAATATTTACAATCAAATACTAAGATATATTTCAAACAAGGTACTGATATAGTATTTCCTGTATTTGCAGAAGCAGCTCCTTTGATTGAGTTTGTAACAGGTGGTGGAGCAGATGTGTTTTGGGAACAAGTAGAAGATTTCTGGAACTTATATGACGTTAGTTGGGGAAGTACAATAAACGATATACAAGTAAATGATTCAACTGATTCTACACAAAAGATTATATATATAAGAGTAAGTCCTACAACATCTCTAGTAAGTGGAGATACAATAACAATAACAAGCTCAGTAGGAACATCACAAGTAACAACCATTACACTAGAAGCAGTATGTGAACCTAAATTCCAAGAGCTACAAGTAATCTTTTATAACAAGTTTGGAGCTTTACAGATTATGCCTTTCTATAAAAAGTCAGTAGATAGTATAAATACTAAATCTGATAATTACAAAAGAAACTTAATGGACTTCACAAACGACCCAACATACAATACTGAGAAACACCAAATAAGACAGTTTCACGTCACAGGAAAAGAAGCCATAACAATGAACACAGGATTCATACAAGAGAGTTTTAACGAGGTTATAAAACAAATGATGCTAAGCGAACAGGTGTGGGTAGATAATGGCACAGAAGTACTCCCAGTAAGTTTAAACACGTCAAGTTTACAATTTAAGAAATCAGTAAATGATAGATTGATTAATTATACAGTAGATTTCCAATATGCGTTTAATAAAATAAATGATATTAGATAATGCAGAATATTCAGCTATATATTGAAGGCAATAGAATGGATATGTTCAAAGACGAATCTGTTTCGTTAACCCAGACAATTCAAAATGTAAGAGACATAGGTAAGATATTTACAAACTTTACTAAGACCTTTTCACTACCTGCATCTAAAGACAATAATAAGATATTTAAGCATTATTACAATTATGATATAGTCAATGGATTCGATGCAAGAATAAAGAAGAACTCCACAATAGAACTTAACTATATGCCATTTGAAAAAGGCAAGATAAAACTAGAAGGAGTAGATATGAAGAACAACAAGCCATATGCTTATAGAATTACGTTCTTTGGAAACACAGTAGATTTAAAAGATTTATTAGGAGAAGACAACTTAGATGCTTTAACGTGGCTAAATAACTTTACTATAGATTATGATGCTACTGAAGTATTGTTAAGATTGCAATCAGGTTATGATAAAGTAGTTGATAGTGTTACTTACTCAGATTCTATTATAGCTCCTTTAATATCACATTCACAAAGATTGTATTATGATTCTACAACACACGTTGCAGATACTCCTAACTTAGCATATCATACTGGAGGAGGTACTCACCATCACGGAGTATTATGGTCTGATTTAAAATATGGAATAAGAGTACACTTAATTATAAAAGCAATAGAAAACGAATATGGATTAAGTTTTTCTACAGATTTTTTCAATACAACAAATGATAGGTATCACAATCTATATTTATGGATGCAAAGAAAAAAAGGGAATCTAATACAAGACGACCAAACCTTTACTTCACAAGTTACTGGCTTTGCAGCTACTCCAAGTCCTGTTTACGTATCTAGTGATATACTAGGACAAACATTAACAGTAGAAAGAAAAATTACTAATATTAGTTTAACAACGCTAATGAGTGATACTGCTGTAACGTATGATGTACTTATATTTAGAAACGGTAATTTATTTTCTTCTGTTGTTGGAATAACTGGAAACCAAACTGCTTTAGATATGATTTTTATAGGTTCTTTAGAAGATGGTAATTTAACTGTTTTTGTTAGAAGTAATAGTTCTGTGACCTTTAATACATTTACTTTAGGATTTGATGATATATCAACACCTGCAGAACCTAATGAACAAACAATATCAGCAACTAATATATCAATAGTACAAATTATACAATTCCAACCTACTCAGAATGTACCTGAAATTAAGGTTATAGATTTCCTTACAGGACTATTCCGTATGTTCAATCTAACTGCATTTACACAAGATGATGGTACTATCAAAGTAGAAACTTTAGATAACTTCTACGCATCAGGTACAAGCTATGTTATAGATGATTACGTTGATATGGAACAAAGTCAAGTTGATTTAGCTTTACCATATAAAGAAATATCATTTAGTTTTAAAAGTACTAAATCATTATTGGCATCAGTATTTAATCAAATAAACAACCGTGAATGGGGGTCTTTAAATTATGATAATAGTGAAGCACTTGACGGAGGTATATATAAGATAGAAGTACCTTTTGAACATATGCAATATGAGAGATTAACAGACGGTACAGGTGGAACTATTAAGAACGTACAGGTAGGATATATGATTGATGAAAACTTAGACCCAATAAAAGGAGAACCATTATTGTTTTATGCAATATATAATAACTCTAGTCCACAAACTATATCTTTCTTGCCAGATGCTTCTAATGAAACAGAAGTTCCTGAATCAAGTTATACAGGTTATTATATACCAAGTAATTCAGTTGCATTAGATTCTAGTACAGACGATACTGCTTTACACTTTGGATTAGAAACAAACGAATGGCAACCTAGTGGTAACTTCTCTGGTACTTTATTTGAGGATTTATATAAAACATATATACAAGATGTATTTAACACCAAAAGAAGATTAACAAAAATGAAAGCGTTTTTACCATTGAATATATTAAGAAACTATACTCTTGCAGATAGATTCATAGTAAGAAACAGAAGTTACAAAATAAATAGCATAACAACAAATTTAAAAACAGGAGAAAGCCAACTAGAATTATTAAACGAAGTATGATAAAAAATATATTAGAATTACTCCAATTAGTAAAAGGAGATACAGAGAATATAAGAATAGCACAAGGCAAGTACAAACTTCCTGAAACATTTAGGGAAACATTTAAACAAATAAAAACAGAAATAAAATGGCTCAAAAAGTAGTAATAGATATAGATGTAAAAAGTGCAGAAGCAGAAAAGCAAGTTGAAAATTTAAATAAAGATTTACAACAGACGGAGCAGGATATGACTGCAATTGATGATGCAGGAGATAAAATGACTGGTGGTCTAGTATCTGGCTTTAAAGGTGCATTAAAATCAGTTAAGAGTTTTGCTAAAAGTTTAATGACTGTAAACGGTTTATTAAAAGCTAGTTTATTTGGTGTTATTGCGTTAGCTATTACTTCAGTTGCTACAGCTCTAACTAATTCAGAAGAAGGACAAAATAAATTTGCTAAATGGCTTAATCAAATTTCAGTAGTCATTGGAAACGTAACAGACATACTTGGAAACTTTGGTAATGCTATATTGTCTGTAATTACTTTAAATTTTGATGAAGCTGCAGAATCTATAGCTAAGGTTACAGAAGGAATAAAGAACTTTGGAGAAGAAACTCGTAAAGAAATAGCTATTGCAGGAGAGTTGTCTGATATGAGAGCTAAGGCAGATAAAGCAGAAAGACAATTACAAGTAGAAAGAGCAAAGGCAGATAGAACAAGAGCAGATTTATTAGAAAAAGCAGTAAATAAAGAAAAGTTTTCAGTAGAAGAAAGAATAGCTTTTCTAGAAGAAGCAGGTAGATTAGAAGAAGAAATAACTAACAAAGAAATCCAAGCAGCTAAACTTAGATTAGAAGCAACACAATTAGAAAACTCATTATCAGAATCTACTAAAGAAGATTTAGACGAAGAAGCTAGATTGAAAGCAGAGCTTATTAATTTAGAAACTGCTAAACTTACAAAACAAAAAGAAGTAACCTCACAAACTATAGCACTTAAAGCTGAAGAAGCAGCAGCACTAAAAGCTATTGAAGATGAAGCAACATTAGCTAAAGAAGAACAGGATGTAAAAGACGATGAAAAGAAAAAGTTAAAAGAAGAACAAGACGCTCAATTAAAAATTTTAAAAGACCAAATTAGAGATGCAGAAGCAATAAGTGAAGAAGAACGAAGAGCTTTAGAAATAGAAAAGACGACTGAACATTATGATAATTTAATTAATTTAGCAACAGAACAGGGTTTAGCTATTGAAGGTTTATCTAAAGCAAAAGCAGCAGCAATAGCAAAATATTCTGAAGAAGAATCAGACCAAGAATTAAAATGGTCGGATATAACTCAAAAAGAAAAACTTAATTTAGCAAAAGATGGTTTAAATAATATGGCTACTATACTTGGTGAAGAATCGGCAGCAGGTAAAGCAGCAGCCATAGCAGCAGCCACAATTAGTACATATCAATCAGCACAAGATTCATATAAAGCATTAGCAGGTATTCCAATAATAGGGCCAGTTTTAGGTGCTGCAGCAGCAGGAGCTGCAATAGTTTCTGGTATGGCACAAGTTAAAGCAATATCATCAACAAAACTTCCGTCTTTAGCAGGTAAATCGGCACCATCGGCAGGAGGGGGGACACCATCTGCACCATCAGTACCTTCACCTCCTGCATTTAATTTAGTAGGAGCTTCAGGAACTAATCAATTAGCAGAAGCAATAGGGGGACAACAACAACAACCTGTTAAAGCGTTTGTGGTTAGTAATGATGTAACTACAGCACAAGAGTTAGATAGGAATATAGTTGATGGTGCTTCTATAGGATAAAATACAAAATATAAACTTTAAAACGATATATAATTATGAAGATAGTAGAACTTATTTTAGATGAAAATGAGGAGCTAAATGGGATTGAAGCAATAAGCATTGTTGAGAATCCTGCAATCGAAGAAGATTTCGTTGCTTTAAAAAGTGATGAGATAAAATTAGCAGAAGTCAACCAAGAAAAGAGAATCTTAATGGGAGCTTTATTAATCCCTAACAAACCTATATACAGAAGGAGTGGAGAAGATGAATATTATATATACTTCTCTAAAGATACGGTTTTAAAAGCATCCCAAATGTATTTAATGAAAGGCAACCAAAACAACTCAACTTTAGAACATCAATATTCTCTAAATGGCTTGTCTCTTGTTGAAAGTTGGATAGTAGAGGATGATGTACACGATAAATCCAGAAAGTATGATATGAGTGTTCCTGTAGGCACTTGGATGGGTACGGTTAAAGTAAACAACGAAGATGTATGGAAAGATTATGTAAAAACAGGTAAAGTTAAAGGTTTTAGTATTGAGGGATATTTCGTAGATAAAATGGAAAGACCTAAAGACAAAACTATAAATGACTTAGCAAAGATTGAAGAAGAAGAAGCACAAGAGTTATTATCAACTATTAAAGGAATCATAAAAGGTGATAAAAGAACAAAGAGTGGAAAGAAGATGATAATGGAATCATATAACGATTATCCTAATACAGTTAAGAATAATGCTATAAGAGGTTTAGAACTTAACAAAAAAGTAAACAATAAATGTGCTACGCAAGTTGGTAAGATTAGAGCGCAGCAATTAGCACAAGGAAAACCAATAAGTAAAGAAACTATAAAACGTATGTATTCTTATTTGTCAAGAGCAGAAGAATATTATAACGAATCAGATACAGAAGCGTGTGGGACTATATCTTATTTACTTTGGGGAGGTTTATCAGGCAAAAGATATGCAGCTAAAAAACTTAAAGAATTTGGAGAGCTAGAATTAGCTTCAATGGAAGTAAACGAGGATTATGCAATCATAGACGATAGATTGGCTTATTCAACAAAAGAGAAAGCTATGGAAATGGCAAACGACTTAGGATGTGATAAATATCACGAACACGAATACGAAGGTAAGATATGGTATATGCCTTGTGAAAAGCACTCTCTAAAAGCACCTTGTCAATCAGGATATGAACAGTATGGAATGAAAAGAAAAAACGGAAGATTAGTACCTAATTGTATTCCAATAAAATAACTATGGATGATACTACTTATAATGTAAGTCCACAAGGTGGAAACAGAGCTTGTCTTTGTTGGGATAAAGAAACCTATAGTATTAAGTGTTGTGATGGTTCATTACACGCACAAGGTATAGGGAGTATAAATAGAGATGTTTAAAAATGCAAAATAATTAACTAAATACGATATATTAATATGAAACCTATGGAAATGTTAAATCAAATCAAAAACGTCTTGGGTGTAGAATTATCTACAGAAGAAAAAGTAGAACTTGCTCAAGCTAAACTAGAAAATGGTACTGTTTTAGAAGCAGAATCATTTGAATCAGGAAAAGAAGTGTTTATCTTAACTGATGACGACAAAGTAGCTTTACCAATCGGAGAATACGAAATGGAACAAGATGGTAAGATACTAGTAGTTGTAGAGGACGGTATTATTTCAGAAATCAAAGACAAAGAAGAAGAAGTTGTTGAAGAAGAAGTTGTTGAAGAAGAAGAATTAAAAGAAGAAGATAAATACGCTACTAAACAAGAACTTGCAGAAATTAAATCTATGGTAGAAGAAATCAAAGAATTAATGCAAGAAGGTAAAAAAGAAGAAATGCACAGGGAAGAAGAATTGATGTCACAAAAAATGACAGAACTTGCTTGTCAAGAGGATGAAGCTCTTAAAGAAGAACTTTCAAAACCTGCTTCTGAACCTATCAAACATTCTCCTGAAGCTAAAGAGGAGTTAAACAAAGTTGTTTATTCTCAAAAGAGAAACTTAACAACTAAAGATATAGTATTTAGCAAAATAGCAAACTTTTAAAATAAAAATTAATAAAACTTAAAATTAAATTAAATTATGGCAACTACAGTTTCAATTACCTCCAGTTATTCCGGAGAATTTTCAGGAAAGTACATCTCGGCAGCTTTGTTAAGTTCACCGACATTAGAAAGAGGAAACATCGAAATTAAACCTAACGTAAAGTTTAAAGATGTTATCAAAAAAGTAGCAACAGATTCTAACGTAATCAAAGACGCTACTTGTGACTTTACTGACACAGCAACAGTAACTTTAACAGAAAGAATCCTACAACCAGAGCAATTCCAAGTAAACTTAGAGCTTTGTAAGAAAGATTTTATCTCAGATTGGGAAGCAATTTCTATGGGATATAGTTCTTTGAATGACAAATTACCTCCAAAGTTTTCTGACTTTATGATTGGTCACGTTGCAGGTCTTGTAGCAGAAAAGAATGAGCAAAACATTTGGGGTGGTGTAAATGGTAACGCAGGTGAGTTTGACGGAATCACAGTATTAGCAGCAGCAGACGGAGACGTTAACGATGCAGCTAACGGTGGTGAAACTGCTTTCAGTTCAACTAACATTATCAGTTTATTAGAAAACGTAGTAGATTCACTTCCTTCAGGAGTATATGGAAAAGAAGATTTGAAAATCTACGTTCCTACAATCGCTTGGCAATCATATATAAGACAACTAGGAGGATATGCTGCAAATGGCGTAGGAGGTTCTGGTGTTGATAATAGAGGTGGATTATGGTACAACCAAGGTAATGCACTTTCTTTCGATGGTATCGAAGTTGTATTAGCTCCAGGTATGCCATCTGACCACATCGTAGCAGGACAAAAATCTAACATTTACTTTGGTACAGGTCTTTTATCTGACCACAACGAAGTAAAAATATTAGATATGGCTGACCTTGATGGTTCTCAAAATTGTCGAGTAATAATGAGGTTTTCAGCAGGCGTGCAATATGCAATAGGAAGTGACCTATCTTTATTGACACTAGCTTAATAAATTGTTTAACATAGAGGGGTAGGTGGGTTAAACCTACTTACCCTTTCTTATAAAAATTATAATAATATGGCTTGTACATTAACAACAGGAAGAAACATACCTTGTAAAGCGTCAGTAGGTGGACTTAAAACAGTTTACTTTGCTGATTATGGTCTTACTGTTACTGATAATTCTTCAGATGCAGAAAAAGTAGATATAGGTGGAACGCCTGACTTTTTTCAATACGACCTTAAAGGTAGTTCATCTATGGAAACAGCAGTAAACAGCTCAAGAGAAAACGGTACTACTTTCTTTGAAACAACTTTAAATATTTCATTACAACTATTAGATAGTAAAACACAAGAAGAATTAAAAATTATAGCTTTAGGACGACCACAAATCGTTATAGAAGATTACAATGGTAATTTCTTTTTAATGGGTAGAGAACACGGATGCGAGGTATCTGGTGGCTCATTCACAAGTGGAGCTGCTATGGGAGATGCAAGTTCATTCTCTCTTTCTTTAACAGCTCAAGAAGTATCAGCTCCTGCATTTTGTGCAGATTCTACTGATATTACTGGAAATGTAAATGCAGCTAAGATATCACCTGCAACTCCTAGTAACGGATAATAAATAATTAAGTTAAAAATTAAGGGGACTATATGTCCTCTTTTTTTTTGCTTATAACACAAAATATCGTTTTTTTTTCGATATATAAGTATGAAGAAACTTACTACAAGTGCATCTGCTCAAGTTATAAAGATTATACCTAGAAGTTATGTTACTTCTGCAACTACTTTGAATGTAAGAGATGATTCATTAAATGATGAATTTAGTTTTACTGTAACACCAACAATAGATGGCAATTATTTAAGTATTTCTAACGCTTATACATCTTCAGGAAATTCAATATTAAAAGAGGGTAGAACATATGACTTAGAATTGTTAGACACTTCTTCTAATATAATATATAAAGATAAAGTATTCTGTACAGACCAAACTATAAACCAAGGTAACAATGATTATTATTCTATTAATGATGGTCAATTTACTTTTGATAGTACAGCAGGTTCTCACGATAACGATTACATAATAATATGAACGATTTAAGAATAGTAAATTTAAGTACTTACACAAGTCCTAAAATAAAAGAAGTTAGCAATAGAGATTGGATTTCTTACGGAGAGGACAATAACTACTTCCAATATCTTATAGACAGGTATAACGGAAGTCCAACAAATAACGCTATAATTAATGCAGTATCTTCTATGATATATGGTAAAGGATTAGACGCAACTAATTCAAATAAAAAACCAGAACAATATGCACAGATGATTTCATTATTTGACAATGATAGCGTAAGAAGATTATCATATGATTTAAAATTAATGGGTCAATGTGCTATACAGGTTATTTATTCTAAAGATAGAACTAAGATAGCACAGATTGAGCATATGCCAGTAGAAACACTTAGAGCTGAGAAGTGTAATGAAAAAGGAGATATAGAGGGATATTATTACTGGAAAGATTGGAATAAAATTAAACCTTCTGATAAACCTTTAAGAATACCTGCATTTGGTACGAGTAATGAAGCTATAGAAATACTATATGTTAAACCATATCGTTCTGGATACTACTATTATAGTCCTGTAGATTACCAAGGTGGTTTACAATATGCAGAGTTAGAAGAAGAAGTATCTAATTTTCATTTAAACAACATCTTAAATGGTATGTCTCCTTCTATGTTAATTAACTTTAATAACGGTACTCCTAATGCAGAGGAAAGACGTCTTATAGAACAAAGAATATATAATAAGTTTAGTGGGTCAAGTAATGCAGGTAAGTTCATATTAGCTTTTAATGATAATGCAGAAAGTGCTGCAAGTATAGAACCTGTACAACTTAGTGATGCACATAACCAATACCAATTCTTGTCTGAAGAATCAACTAAAAAGATAATGGTAGCTCATAGGGTCGTTTCTCCTATGCTTTTAGGTATCAAAGACCAGTCAGGGTTAGGAAACAACGCAGACGAGCTTAAAACGGCTTCTACGTTAATGGACAATACTGTTATACGACCATTCCAAAACCTTTTAATAGATGCCTTTGATAAAATCTTAGCTTTTAATAGTATATCACTTCATTTATACTTCAAGACATTACAACCTTTAGAGTTTACTGAAATTAAGCACGTAGTAGATGAAGAAACAAGAGAAGAAGAAACTGGAGTTAAATTAAGTGAAACTTTAAATGACAAAGAACATTCTGAAATAGCAGATGATTTAATTTCTATTAGTGATGAAATGGGTGATGATTGGATTCTAATTGATGAAAGTATTGCAGGAGATAATGAAGATGAAATTAAAAACTACTTTGAATTTGCTACAGTTGTTACAGGAGATGCAAGAAAAAAGAGCAAACAAGATTCAAGTTTATTTAGAATAAGATATGCTTACGCAGGTGATATAGAATCTAATACTAGAGAGTTTTGTAAAAAAATGGTAAATGCTAGTAAAGCAGGTAAAGTATATAGATGGGAAGATTTACAAGGTCAAAAAGATAATAATCCTGGATTTGGTGTAGGAGGTAGAGAGAAAATGAATATATGGCTTTATAAAGGTGGTCCAAATTGTAAACACGTTTGGCTACGTAGAGTTTATTTAAAGAAAGGTAATAAGAAAATATCTGTAGGTAAAGCAAGAAAAATAATATCTAGTTTACCATTAGATGATAGAAAAGAGGCAAGATTTGAAGGACCTTCTGCTGCTAAAAAATATAAGAATCCAAAAGAAGTAGCAACAAGACCTTTTGATATGGATAATAGAGGTTATAAAAATCCAAGATAAAAATATTAAATATGGCAACAGCATTATTCATAAAACCAATAGACATAAAAAGAAACACTATCATAGATGGTTCAGTTGACGTAGATAAATTTATTCAATTTATAAAAATAGCTCAACAAATACACGTAAGGAATTATTTAGGTTCTGATTTATATAACAAGATTAGTAGTGATATTATAGCAGATAGTTTAACTGGAGATTATTTAAGTTTAGTAAACACTTATATACAACCTATGCTTATTCACTTTGCTATGGTAGATTACTTACCTTTTGCAGCTTACCAAGTAAAGAACGGAGGAGTATTTAAACACTCATCAGAAAACAGCGAAACAGTAAGTAAAAATGAAGTAGATTATTTAGTAAATAAAGAAAGAGAATTTGCAGAATATTATACAAGACGCTTTATAGATTATATGGCTAATAATCAAAATTTATTTCCTGAATATACAAGTAACACTAATGAGGATATTAATCCTGATAAAGATGCAACATTCAACGGATGGGTATTATAAAGAAGATTTACAAACCAAAAGAGGGGAACGTAAAGAAATTATTAACTTATTTAAAAAGCAATAATGGCTACATTAACAAGCACGAAAATAAAAAACACATATGATGCGTTATTAAAGTCAATAGACAATGATGCAATAGGTTCTACAGCAAAACAAATAACAGACGGTTTAGGAAATACAACGCCATTATACGTATCAACAACTCAAGTGGGTATAGGAGTTACTCCAGAATCAGGATTAAATCTACACGTTTACGGAGATGCAAAAATAGGAAGCAATTTAACTGTAATAGGAAATCTAGTAGTTGAAGGAAGCACAACAACTGTAGGAACTGACACACTAACAGTAAAAGACCCGTTAATCGTACTAGCTAACAACAACACTTCAACAGACGCAGTAGATATAGGTTTTTATGGCAAATATACACCTTCAAGTACTACACTATACTCTGGACTGTTTAGAGAAGCTCTAACAGGCAAATACAGGTTATTTAAAGGATTACAAATAGAACCAACAACTACTGTAAGTATATCAGGTACAGGATATGATAAAGCAGATTTAGTTATAGGTAATATAGAAACAAATGGAGTGGTAGAAGATTCTTCATTATTTACTTTTAGTAAAGATATTTTAATTAATAAAGCAGGAACTACTAAATTAACGATAGACAATGTAACGCAAAACAAGTCAATAGAGCTAGAATGTACATCTTTAAATAATGTGCTTAATGCTGAGGGGGATATGATATTTTCATCTGGTAGCCCTATATTTAAATATACTAGTAGCAGCTTTGAAGTTTTAAATGTTGATTCAACTTTTGGAGGAGATATAACAGTAAGCACAGGCACAGAGGGAGGTGCTATTTTTCTTGGTAGTTCTGGAAGTATATTTAGTGAAGAAGGTATTACTTTTAAAGATAGTGATACTACAATTCAAAACGTAGTTGCAGGAGGTGACATTGTATTTAAAACAAAAACTGGTGCAGGAAGTGAAAACACACATCTTACTTTGTTTGAAAATAACACATCTAGTTTTGGCGGTCAGGTTACTATTCCTTTAACTCCGAGTGCAAATACAGATGCAGCATCAAAAGGGTATGTAGACACTCAGGTTGGAGCAAACAATGAGCTTTCTGAGGTTTTAGCTAATGGCAATATTACTGACGGAACTGATATTGTTGTAAGTGCAGGTGATGATATAACTTTTACAGATACAAGTAAGATTTTGTTAGGTGATGATGATGATTTACAAATATATCATAATGGTACAAACGCAGTAATTGATAATGGTACAAATAATTTACTAATACAAACAGCATCACAAACTATAATAAGTTCAGATGCAACTAATAATCAATTAACATTATCGCACAGCACAGGAAACTGGTTTGCAAAAGCGACAAACAGCAATACGTTAATTATAGGTAGCGAAAGTAATGCTACAGACAATATAACATTAGATACTACAAATGGCGGAAGTGCAACCTTTGCAGGAAATGTGACTGTGTCAACAGCAAATGCTGATACTGTTTTAGGTCTTATAAATACAGCAAGTGGTGGGGTAAATTGGTCTATACATAGTGCTAGTGGAAGTTCTCCTTATGCACAATCTTCAGGAGATTTTCTTATTAGAAATGCAAGTTCAAATGTTTTTAGATTAGGAAATAATGGAAACGCAACTTTTGCAGGAACAGTTTTAATTGATGGACTTTCTAATTATACAGGACTAACAGTTAAAGGTGCTGGTGCATCAAGACCTGCAATACTTTTTGAAAATGTAAATCAGGGTTCATTAGGTATGATTTATGCAACAGAAGGAGATGCAATAGTAATAAACACTGGTAGCGATGCTGTCACTATAGACAGTTCAGGAAACGTAGGAATTGGAGTAACA